ACACAAACAAGAACAATCCTAATTCTGAAATCCATTCTATCAATTCGTCTTTATCATCAATCAATGCCAATTCCACAGCTAGAAACATTAAACAAAGTATCACATATTTATTAATTATCATCATCAATACCTGTAATCTTAATTCTATTTTCTTCTTCAAAACCATGAACAAGTTCATCCATGTAAGGAGTACCATAATCAGATTTTTTGAAGATATTGTAATCAGGATTGTTGATGATAATTTCAATCGTAAAAAGAAAATCCTCAACTACTTTATTAACAATCTTCTCGTTATAGTTTATTTTAAACTGGTGAAAATGATACCCTCTACCTGTAATTTTCTCTTTTGGGTTAATACAGTCATAGACAAACCCTTGCACGTTATAGCCTAGGATTTCTTTCATGACATACATGTAAACATTGCACTGTAGTTCCAAACGTAAGTTTTCAAAGCGTGGTTTATTACTGTAGGTCTTATAATCAACTAACCAAATACCACCGTCAACATCACAAACTACAGCGTCTATGTAGCCTTGAAAGTGTTGTCCTGGTAAATACTCAGATAAATCCCACTCAATAAGTTTCTCAGTCTCTATCACTGTACCTATTGACTCTACACTACCATAGTGATTAAGGTATTTCTCAGCAACACGGATTCCGTCAGCTACACCCTTTTCAGACAAGCCTTCTTTATTTGCCCACAAGTCAATTGATTGTAGGATACTATGCAAGCTCACACCGTTACCAATACACTCTAGAATGTGGTGTAATGTAGTTCCTCGGTCTAGTGCGTCTTGCCACGGACTAGGCTTTGACAATCCCTTAATATAATGACAGTAAAAATCCCAAGGACTTTCAAGCCACTTATTAACCCTACTAACTGACCATGTATTACCACAAGGCAGTTCATCAGGAACATCAACTACATTATCACGATAAAAGTCTAGTTTCAATACCCTTTGTAGCTTCCTAAAATTCTTTGTCTTGCTTGTCAATCCTCTTTGTTTCCATTGGTTGACACTACTAGCACTAACACCTAATGCCTTGGCAAAGACTTTGTTAGTAAGACTATACTTATTCATATAGTCCCTGACTTGTTTTGATTCAATTGTTTCAAAAGTCATGTTATAACTCCTTATTAAATTATAGCTATTAATATAGCTTATGACACCTAGACCCCTGACAGTCTAGTGCTAGCCTATTCTAGTGTGTCTTAAACCCCTCTAAAATGGTCTACAATCAATTCTAGACCCTAGGTAGTGTATTACTACTTAAGTCATGCTTAACGCTCTCAAAAGCCTTTTTATGAGCAATATGAGACTGCTCCCACTGTCTAGCTGACTCTTCCCAACTAGGTCTATAGGGTGCATGATACACCTCTTTCAATTTTGGTTTTTTAAATAAATTAAGCATTTTCTTACTCCTTATTGTGCATTAAATCTTTGTACCATACTTCTTCTTACTGTGATTACTAAACTACAGCCTTTAACCTCTTCTTTTGTAGCTTTAGTAATACTCTTAATATCATATCTTGATACTTGACTAAATTGCTCTATGTAATAGAGCATAGCCATTCTATTATGTACTGTTACACGCTTGTAATCAGTCTTAAGGTGAAATTTATCACCATTTACTAAATTAATAATAAAATCTACCATAATCAATCACCAATACAAGCAAAGTCATGCTTCCTAACATCAAACAACCAACCATTTTATACCTCCTTTAAATCAACTCAAAACCAAAACTATACAGGGTCCTATTTTGAATCTGTTTCTTCTTGTCAGGACTAAACTTAAATTCAGTACCTTTAAAGCATTCTGACTTATCTCTAAAAATAGAGATATGGTATTCACCTTGTCTATTTTCAAGACAAAATACGTCTGTCATAAGTGAGAATTTACCCCTAGAATATGACTCTTTTGGTGTGTGAGCAATGAAAAGTGTTTGTAGTTCATCAAAATCTTTCTGTTTAATGAACTCACTCTTAATATAAGCCCTCTCAAGCTCACTAGGGAACTTGAAAGTTCTTTCTTTTGCCTTGCTACCTTTTTGTAGCTCAGCAACATCTACATTTGAGAAATCTCCTTTAAAGATTTCCTTGGCCAGTTTCTTTGTGATTTTCATTCTATTACTCCTTATTCATTAACTATAAAAACTCATCAGCTTCTATAATTGTTATTTCATCAAAAGTATCAGGAAAGAGCTTTTTATATTCTTTCTCAGCTACTTTTATACTAGGGTATTCACCTAATGCAAGTACCCCTTTTTCTTTGCTTTTAATAACCAAGAGAACCATTATATCCCCTTTAGATAATAAACTCTTCCAATGTCTTTTTACCCACAAATTGAGCCTTTACATAGAACTCATCTCTTGACGGTCTGTAGCTAACCATAAAGTCATTACGACCACAATAATTAAATAATTGAACAAGACCGTCACGGTCAGACTTTGATTGACCATACACATGAGCAATCAAAGGAAATGAGCTAAATTGCTCGATAATAACCAAGTTAGTGCCCCAATGGTCTAACTCAAATACATCAGTTTCCTTGTTATAACGTGCCTGCCATTGTGATTCTAGCTCGCCATAGTAGCCTTGACCAAAGAACATGCGACCATTCTTATTGGCAAACCCTTCTTTGACTGCCTTGTTGATAATTGTTTGTAATTGTTTAGACATAGTTGTTACCTCTTCTTTATTTACCTTATTTCATTTGTCAAGTATGTTCAGTGTAACTGTTGTTCCCAAGTTACCAAGTATATAAGTGTTTAATCATCATTGTAGCTTGATTTTGGCTTGTCTCACTAGCTCTATGCCTATTAACACAAATAGGGTAGTTACTAGATTATTGATAGCTCCAAAGATAGCTATATCTTTAATACCTAGTAGCCCATTGCAAGGCTACACCATAGCTTGACTATGTTAGGTTTAATATGCATGTCCACAGTTAGGACAAATCATATTCCCAAATTCATCTTCTTCTGTATCTTCCATATCATTTGTCTCATCACAATAAGAACAACAAACCATATTGTTCATATCAAGACTAGCAAACAACCAATCAGATCCGGACCACAGCAAGTCATTCAATTTAGTTTCATCAATTCCTTCAGGATAGAGTTCTTCCAAGAGAAACTCTAAATCACTGACCTTTCCTGCTTCTTCAATTTCCTCCCAAGTGCTGACTGCACCAGACCAAGGTTTAAAGTTTTCAATTCCTGTAGTGATTTTCAATGCCATTATAATTTACCTTTGTAAGCTTTTCGCTTACCCTTTCTTTATCTTACATACTCATTATACACCATACTGTATCTTATGTCAACAGTTTTATGTATAAATTTTAAATTAATTTTATTAGACTTATTTCAAGCCTTAAGGATAGAGAACCCTTGCAAGTTCTCAGCTAGCTTTTACTAGTTATCCATAAATTCAATAGTGTACTGTTCACCATGCCAAGTGAATACACCGTTTTTAATGGTACTATATGGAATGATTAACCCATTACTTATACCAAGTTCGTCTATACCTTCCAAGAGAAGGATAGCGTCCCCATAAGGGGTGTAATTGACCTTGATTCCGTTTATTGTAACTTGTTTCATAATGTTTACCTCTTTATAGAATATCCATAACTGAGCGAATATAATAATAAGCTACTATATTTAAGTTATCTGGGATAATGTCATCAGCATTAACCCCTAAAAATATTTCCATTTGGTTTGTATCATT